GGAACATTGTGTGCGTAACATGTTGTTAGTTTCAAAACTTCTTGTCAAAGGAGAATGTGTTCAAACCACTAATTCTCAATTCATTTTTGTAAGAAGAAAAACTATCAATCGTGTTCATGCATGCTTAGTTCGTGCGGTTTATGGGGGTGAAGCAGATGCTGCTAACCTCCGCAAGGTCGTGTGTGCTCTTTCGAGTGCATACGACCAATTCGTCCAACGAGAGCAATCTCTAATTGAAGGCGCTTTAACTTTAGCCAATTTGACTAATTCTAGGAATGTTAACATTTCCTTGAATGATTCTGAACCTTCAATTAAGTCCCAATCAGGACATTTGTCTGGTTGGACCCGATCCGTTTCAACTGATTTCTTTGATATCCTTTCGATCTGTACTTACGCAATCAGCAAAGAAAGGAGAATCAAAAAACTTCAAAAAGCGATTTCTCGATTTTACACCCATTTCGACGATGATCTTCAGGCAGGCTTATCGCTGTCTATGATGATCGAAGAAGTAAAATCAGAATATGAAAAACTTCTACAAACCTGTAATGGGGTTACTGTAGAAGGGTTACATCATCTTTTAGTTTCGAAATTCCATTGTTCTAATGAGTATTTCTTAGCTTTCTTGACTGTTTTTGACGATATTAGATTTGAAGAGTTCCTTCATAATACCGTCTTGCCCCAAGTTTTTCAAGCTTTGTTTCAACGTGATCCCCCCGAAGAACAACCTGATCTTCGTGCACAAATGTGGAGTAGCGCTAAAACCGCTGCTTCTAAAACTTCAGACACCATGTCTGAAGTGCACGAGGCTGTCCGCGCCCTCAAATCCTCATGTGGATACTACTCTGTTAAATCAGAGGGTTCAAGTGATCATGTAGGATTTGAAACTGTGGACAAATTTAATGCGAATCTTTCCAAAATGGATGGAGTCTGCGACGATTTTAGCCATGTAGCAAAAGATGTTAGTGATCTGGTTCAAACTGTGCAAAACAAAATTCAAACGTTTTCCAGTTGGACTAGTGACATCTTTGCTACTGTTCGACCATACTTAAAAGTTTTAAGTATGGTCGGTTCTTTAGCTGCTCTCGCAGTTGTTTTTTACAATTGTGAGAATGAAGCTATTAGAACGGTTATTATCGCTGTAGGCTCTATGCTATTAGGATCGACCGTGATTCTAGGTTTTCAAGCCCTCTTTAAATATATTCAGACTGCCCGTGGAATACATAGCCAAGTATTAGACGGTGCCCCTGAAACTATTTTTAGAGCATTTTACACTTTGGTGTCTGAAGCTTTTTCTGAAAAAGCTCCCAAAGATGTACAAATGGATAACGTGAGGATCTCTCGCGTTACTGGTTGGATGAAAATCATTCGTTGTTCTGAATCTCTGATTGATTTCTGTTTTAAAATGGGTAAATTCGCTTTCAGTTTTGTGTACGAACATGTCACAGGACACCCATTTGCTGATCAAGAACAAATTCTATTATTTGAAACAATTTTAGAATGGATGACAGCTGCCACGGAGGAATTAAAACAACTCCCTGACGAAAACAGAATGAAGAAAGCTTATCGCTCCCGAATCAAGTATTTGAAATTGAAGAAAGATGATCTCTTATTAAGTGTTCAAAAATTGGAGTTGTATTCAACTAAACTCCATTTGTTCACTTCTTTAGGAATCGCTATTGACAGAGTCTACGAATCTGTCCTACAATTTGAACGTACTGATCAAGGACGTGCCCCTCCCGTTGTTATCCAGATTGACGGACTTCCAGGTACTGGTAAATCTTACCTGGTTGATCTATTAGTCAAAGACCTCAACGATCTTTTTGGAGACGAGTCATTCTCTCCAAATGTAATTTATTCTCGGAAGATAGAGAATGAATTTTGGGAAGGATATGAAGATAATTTTGCTGTGGTACTCGATGATTTTATGCAAAATGGAATCAAAGAAGACCGCATTAGAACCTTCATGTCTATTATCCACATGGCGAACGATTCAACTTATCCTCTTAATATGGCTTTCACTGATAAAGGAAAGAAATATTTTAGATCTAAGTTAGTCGTTCTAACTTCCAATAATCAAGGTAAAATTATTAACCCTGGTATTCAAGATCTCTCTGCGTTTTTGCGAAGACGAGATATTGCCGTGCGTGTTATTAATGGTCCAATTCAAGATAAAGGCATTGCTGACCGCGATGTCTACAAGTTCCAACTTGTTGATTCTTGGACCCAAGATGATATTGGAAAACCATTTGGATATTCTGCTCTTTTGGCTCTGTCAAGTGCTTATATGAAAAGTCGTGAAGACGGTGATAGAAACCTGGTTCAGTATTTGCAAAAAGAAAAAACAATTTCTTTAGTTGATCAACTAAAGAATTCTCTTTACAATTCAGACGAACCATTTCCTACACCCAAGACTTTACTTACTAAGTTACTTGCAACCGAAACGCAACCCAAAGTTCATTCTCAGGGAAGAACAAAGAGAGGTCCAACAACCCCTGTTTGTCTCAACCCCGGTAAGGAAGAGGAAGACGATTTGGTGTCATTACCACGCAATACTGTTAACCCAATTCAAGAAATTGATTTGCAACTCCTTGATGAAACACTCAAGCGAACTGTTGACAGTGTCAAATTGCATTGTGCGAAACCACCAAATTCACCTCCCCTTACTGACCATTCTCAATCGATGGAAAAGCCCAGCCCTGGTCCTCAGGTCCATCAAGTCCCCCCCCCTTCCGAACCCGTTCATAAATCTGCTTATCAAAGATTTTTGGATCGTGGTAGAACTATTTTCTCGAAGACAATCGAGACAACCGAACATAGATTGTCTTCAAAGAATTGGTATACTTTCAAGGAAGCTGCCGTGAGTTTAGCTCATGAATGCTCTAATGCCCTCGTCATTTATTTGGAAAAATTTTTAGAATTTACCGAATCTCATGCTAAGATCATTAGTGTTATTGCAGGACTTTTTGCTGCTGGTGCTTTGGGTTCAAGCATTTACTCGTGGATCACCACTAGTAATGTTTGGGCTCAGAAATCTCATTTGAAACAAGGAGGAAGGAAACAAAAAAGAATTGATAAAAAGAACAAAAAAGGTGCTTACAAAGGTGGACATAAACAAACGACCCGTTATTATGCTCATCAAGACAACACTGAAGTTTCTTGGACCACCTCAGGTGGTAAAAGAACAATTCATTATGGTGCTCAAGCCTATGATGCTAATTGTGATTCTATTATCAATTCCTCCTTATCTAACATTGCTAAATTGAGAACTGCAGATACCTATTTGCATGCTCTTCTTCTCAAAGACCATTATTTGTTGACCTCAAAACATTTATTGTATTCTTTGTCCGATAAACTCACTTTGACCTATCATGATAAAGTGTTTGATTTGGCCCCAAAGGATTATAATATTATTCAGTTCAATGATGAAGATCTTATGATTCTAGAAATTGTTAGAAAGGATGTTCCTTCCTTTAAAGATATTACTCATCTGATCGCTAAAGATGATGATATCGATAAGTGTCTGTCTCAAGCAGTCACTCTTGTTGATCCCGATGGAAAAACTCGTATCTGTCAAGAAGCTTTCTTGTATGGTGATATTTCTTACCCTGTTTCAGGTACTGATCTCGAAGTTCGAAATCAAGATACCTTTTGCGTTGGAATGCCAACTTATGATGGAGAATGTGGGAAACCATATTTTGCTCATAATTCTGGAGCGCCTCGCAAGCTCTTCGGGCTTCATATAGCCGGAGGAGAAGAAATGGGAATTGGAAGTATTATCACTCAAGAAATGCTTGTTGACGTTGGTGTAATTAAAGCTGTTTCAGTCGATAGCAAGAAACCCATCAAATCACAAAGTTATAACGACGGATCCGTTGAAAATTTTGAATACAAACCGAACATTGATCCAAACACGATTAAATGCGGAAATGTCAAAATTTTGGGAACAGTGCCCCCTCAGCATGCTACTCGCATGCCGACACGATCCAAGATCACTACAACTTGGTGTTATGATGAAAGCCTTGCCAAGACAACTCAGTCTTTATTACGCAAACATGGTAACGTTAGTCCTTTAGAAGAAGGTTTGAAAAAGAAATTACTGCGTGATCACAATCTTTTTGTGCACCCAGCTTTCGATAAAGTCAAGGAAATGATTTTAGATTACCTTCCTCAATTGGTTGAACCACGCGTGCTCACCTGGGATGAAGCATTAAATGGGATTAAAGAAGGATTTCTTAATCCCATTGAATTGTCAACCTCAAGTGGACATCGCAATGGACTCAATGACAAACAAGGTTTGCCAGGAAAACATGCATTTTTGTATCGCGACGAGCAGGATCATATTTATATGTACCCTGAATTCTTGGCTGAATGCGAACGCATTTGGGAGAAGCTCTGTCGAGGAGAAGAAGATGACATTATTCCTTGCATTATCGAAGATTGTCTAAAGGACGAACGTTTGCCTAAAGAGAAAGTTTTTACCGAAGATGATGATGGTAACATCACATGGATTGGAAAGACTAGGATCATGGGTCCTATGCCCTTGGCCTATCTGATTTGTGAAAGGAGACTTTATGGTGCCTTTTACGCTAATTTGTTACGGTGGAGATCTCGTGTCCAAGGATTTTGTGATCTTGGAAACAACCCCCATTCTATGGATTGGCACTACATGCTAAAGAAAACATTTTTGTTCACCCCTCAAGAAGAAAATGTCTATTTAGCTGGAGATGGAAAAGCATTAGATGCCTCAATTTGTGAATCGCTCTTTGAATTGATTGATGAAATTATGACGACTTGGACTCGCATGAATGACGCTGAACGAAAAGCTTCTGAAACATTAACTAAGCTTCTTGGAACTCATGTCAAACATTTGGCCTCTAATTTGTTGTACATGACTTGTGGAAACCCCTCAGGACGTTTCTTGACCACTGTTATCAATTGTTTAGTGATGCTAATTGTGTTTATGTGTTGTGCTTACGACAATGCAAAACCCGAAGATCGCTATAATGCAATGATGCATGTTCTCAAACATATTCGAACATTGGGTGATGATCATATCCTCGTTATGAATCGCTCTCATCCTTATTTTACTATGCTTGATGTCAAGAAAACATGTGCTCTATTTGGAATTGAATATACATCTGTTTACAAAGACAAGGAGATAGAACCTTTTTACTCTCTCGCTGAAACGAAGTACTTGCAACGCTACGCTAATCGTCTCCCAGACATGACTTTTCATGGAGCCCTTGAAAAGGATGTTATAGAAGAGATGGTTATGTGGGGTAGTACGGAGTTTGATATTGAAAGTCGTACGCGACTTGCAATTGAAAACGCACTTCGAGAAGCTTATCATTGGGGACCTCAATATTTTGACGCTTGCAAAAACAAGTGGAACAATATTCTCCAATCACATGGTAAGCCAGGAGTAATTTGGAATTACACTATGCTTCAGAATCAATACCTTAATGCTATGAAAGTAGATATTAAGAAAGTTCACGCTCAATCTGGTCGCGAAGAACGACAAGAGAATAAAGACACAGTCGATGATCAAGTCCAGTTGACAACTTTTGCCGACACTGTCGAAAAAGTTGAATCTGGAGTAACCCTTGTGAAATCGATGATTTGTCCGGCCATGCAGGGCACAGATCCCTACCCTTCTCAGGGTTTGGAACCTGTTCTATCCCGAATCTATCCCATTGATAGACTTTCCTGGAGCTCTGCCTCTGCCATTGGAACGAATCTTGGCTTTTACTCTTTTCCTCGTGACTTGTTAGTCCCGAACATTGTTGCTAAATTGAAGAACTTTCAGTATTTCCGTGCTGCTGTCAAAGTATCATTTCGTCTGAATTCCACGCCGTTCATGGCTGGAAAGCTCTTAATCGCTTGGTTGCCCTTTATGGAATCAGAATCAACTCCACGACCTGTGCGTTGTTATGATTCTATCTACAGTGCTGCTTCTTTGAATCATGTTATTCTATCAGCAAACACTCAATCTACGGTAGAATTCATTATTCCTTTTGTCGGCATGTTCAATTATTGGAACCTCCAACACGATCCTGATACAGATGTTCAATCGATCTTTGGATCCTTTTCTGTTTTTGTTCTTCACCCTTTTTCAAATGGTGTCACCACTGGTACTACTGCTGTGGACGTTACTATTTATGCTTCTTTTGTTAACCCAGAAGTTGCTGGAGTGTGTGTTAATGATGTTTCTATCCCACCCATTGTGAGGAAAAGACTCGGAATACGCGCACAATCTGGAAAGGTTGAGCACAATGATCAACAATCTAAAGAAGCTCAAGTCAGAACTGAGAAAGGTGTAGTTTCTGAATTAGCGCGAGCTATTTCAAATACAGCCTATAAACTTGTTAATTTTCCATTTGTTGGTTCCGTTGCTAGTTCAGTTGGTAAAGGTGCTGATATTGTTGCTAAATTTACGAATTATATGGGTTTTTCTAGACCAACGTCTGTCGCTACTATTGCTCGTGCAAAAGTTGAAACTCATTCTTCTATGTGCGTTGTCTCTGGTTTAGATGAAATTGAAAAACTTGCTTTAGATCCTGAAAATCGTGTGAGTAACGATCCCTCTATGTTTTGTTGTCCTGATTACGATCAGTTTTCTAAATACAAACGTATTCCTGGGTTGGTATATATTGGATCTATTAATTCTGACAGTCCTGTCGGTTACAATTTGATCAATATCAATGTTACACCTACTTTTTGTAAAGATGCTTCTGGAGTCGGACATGTTATTTACTATCCCACTCCCCTTTGCAATTTAGCATTTCATTTTAAATTTTGGAGAGGCGACATTCAATACGTGCTTCAGTTCACAATGTCCAAATTTGTTTCTTTTCGAGGTCGATGGACTTGGGTGCCGGATGCAGAAAGCACAACAACCATCACTCCTGATCTTGAAGGTGATCTTATGACCAAAGTTGTCGATATCAATGGAGACACTACTTCTGAAGTATGTATTCCGTATCTACGTGATACTCATTGGCAACCTGTTCTTGATCCTTACAATGCTACCATTGTTCCCACTAATTTCAACTCCGGAAATAACGGAAGATTGATGTTCACTATTGTTAATCCTGTGGTTAATTCGCAAGACCTTGCCGACACTACTGTGTGGTATGCCTTGTGGATGGCTGGAGGAGATACATTTGAAGTTGCTCGACCTGTGCCTCTGAACGAATTTTGGACTGTTGAGACTGATCCAGCTCCCCTTAAAACCGGGACAGACGTGAAGTCCACAGATTCCAAACCTGTTTCAGACAAGCCTAAGATTCGAGCTCAAAGCGGGAAATTAGATACTGACATGCGTGTTAAATTCGAAAAACAATTTGATCCCATAATTCCTGCCAAAGCATTGTTCACTGATAAGGTTCAAATGGGCGAACATATTGGAAAGTGGTCCACTTTAGCTAAGCGTTACACTAGGCTAGGAGCCTTTACCTTAGTTACTACCACTGGAAATACGTCGAGCCCTCTGACACCCGCTGATTTTAATGATACTTTTTGGAGTCGTGTTATCAAAAGCTTCTTGTTCTACAGAGGTTCGTATCGTATTAAGATTCTCATGACTACTGTGAATGACCCCCAATGTATGGTCAAGGTTCAAAACAAAACTGACGATGCATTTGGAGGCAACAATCTCGGAAGCGCTAACGGAGAAGCTTATACTTTCATGGGAGTCAAACGTATTGTGGAATTTGAGATCCCTTATTATTCCAAATACACTATGCTTGCTAATAGCTTTAGAGTGAGAGATGCCTCGGATCTTCCTGGTTTTAATTACTCGGTTACCTCTGCCACAGGAAACAGTTCTGGTTTCTTGTTTATTGCTGCTGGCGATGATTGGATGTATGGCTGGCCTGTTGCTCCACCTGTTCTTAGGTTTACACCTCCATAATTACCTTTCATCCATAGACCTCCCAAAAACGTGGCTACCTACGTGCTTTATTTTAGATAAAGCTTAAACGGCAATTTCTTTATTTAGTTATTTTCCAAATCTTTTCTGTCAAATTTCAGATTTGGGGGAGACAC